GCCCCCGTTCCAGCCACCGTCACCGCACCCACATACCCGTCCACGCTCAATGTGCCGCCCGTGCCATCTGCGGTTGAACTGCAACCGGGAAGGACGAAGTGGCAAGCCGTGGTGGTTGGTGCGGTTCCAGACAAATTCACAAGCAACTTATCCACGGCCATGTTGGTGATGATGAACGACTTTCGATAATCGTTTGCCGCCAACGCAGCCGCCACTGTCTTGAATGCGGTGCTGCTATTCGCCGTGATTGTTCTTGCGCCTGTTACTGCTCTAACTTTCATAATTTAATATCCTAAAACACTCGTTCGTCTAACCTGACCTTGTTGCCGGTAAACTTTGTCCGCTTCCAGCGTGATAATTCCCTCGGCATTTCTGTCTTCCGCAGCCGCAATGTCGGACTGCCCGTTTGCTCTCAAGTAATCCGCGTATATTCCACGGATTAAGTAATTCTCAAAAATCTTCGGCATCAAAACCTTGTCCCAATCCGCCGTTGTGGTCGGGACAACCCCCGTTTCCGAACCACTCTGGTTCTTGCGGGTGTAAAAATGGCCGGTGGTTGAATAGTAAACCTGTGCGTCATCCAAATAAATCGTGGTTGAAGCATAGGCGTCGCCCTTTAATTCCGGTCGGGCGATTCGGTACTCGACATAAAGCGGCGAGGTCGTAGTGAAAACAGTAATTGTTTTGCCAGAATTAGTGTCGCTATCAGTACCATCATCGTACAATATAAAATCCACACCAGAACGAAGAGTGGTTTTTCTAGGATTCTTATCGTACACCTCCAAAACTTCTCCAGCATCGGTCGGGTAGGCTATTGAACTCACGCTGTCGGTCGTCGTGACGGTAAGTTCTGAAATTCGTAAAAGGTCGGGCCAATATTCCGTCTCCCACGCCAATGCCATACGGGGGTTGGCCAAGTCGCGCACTTGCTTGAAAAAATGAGTGGGTAGGTTGTCCCTATCCAGCCCGGCCAGTTGCGCCACCCCGTAAACTACATTGCTGAATTTAAGCGTTTGCATCTACTTCAACGCGCTCATTCGGCCCATACACCTTGCGATATGTGACGCGGCCAACCGGCGTATCGTAATACCCAATTGGCTTGTTGCTCCCATATCCTACTTGGGTCTTTCCGCTAACGGACTTGACCCGGCTCTCTGGATTGTCCCGCAAATACTCCTTCATAAACTTGCGGTCGTTCCAGCATTCGTATCCCAATCGCTGCCCCCAATGGTGGTAGGAGGTCGCGTCGATTCTAGCCTTCTGCTCTCCTATTGCAGAGTGCTTCGATTCTTCCCGCGCTTGGGTTGCGATATTGGAGGATTGGTTGACCCGCGAGCCTTGATACTCGCGAGCCAACCGCCCCTTCAAATTCGCCGCCACAAGGGCAGACATTTCGTCTGATAATCCCTCTGGGGCGTACATGATTACGATGCGCCGTTGAAGAACCCGAACGCGCTGGGATTGTGAATCACCAATGCGGCCATTGCCTCAATCAACCTTGCAGGGCCGCCGCCGTTGTCAGTCAATTCCTTGATCTGCGGCAGTTTGCCATAACGGATTTCAGCCTTGTCAAACGGGATAACATATCCCTTGAAAGGCGCGGCCGTTGTGGTCTGACCGTGCGAACGCAAAGTCGCACTAGAACCCGTAGTCGCCGTGGTATTTATGTGAACGGTGGGATGTAACCGCAAGCGGCCAAAATCACCTTCGAACACATCAATCACGTTGATATACGACTTCTCACTCGCGGCCTGATTAAAGGTCTTAATGGCCAAACGGTCATTAGAACCAGTAGCAGACTGCGTGAAGTTCGTAAACACGCGCTTCAACGTCGGGCCACAAAGCAGATCATAGTCGCGAATAGTGCCGGTGGTGTTGTAGATACTCTTCAACACATCCTGCACCTTGCCTTCTGTCAAACTGCCAGTTGCCGTAGTTTCGATTGAGTCGCCGGGGCACAAAAACCCAGTTGGAGTGAAGTCATCCGCACCACCGCCAGTTCCAGAAGCATGGAGAAAACTTCCCAATGCTTTTGTAACGTATGGATTCTGCGTCCCACTCTCCGCATCTGCGTCCGTGTTGCCTAGAAAGGCATACTCCATGTCACGCTTAATCTCGACCAATTTCTTGGCGATACCATTCGCGAGTTCCGACTTAACGCCAGCGACCACTTGAACCTCATCTGCGAGATTCGAAATGCGGAACGTGCGCCGAAAAATCTGCACATAATTCTGCATCAACTTACGATTCACGGCCGGGTTCACATAGTCACCCGTGACGACATCGGTCGCCTCGAATATCCCATGAACAGACGGGTCTTCGTATTTATCCATTTGCCACCCCATCACAACATTGCCGGGCTTCTTCCCTTTCTTCGCAAGAGACGAAAAAACAGTAGATTTAGCATCGACATTGCTGATAAGGTTAGACAAATCCTCTCGGCCACCCGATTGAGTGCCGTTGTATCCAGCTTCTAATAGAACTGCCATTTGATTATATCTTTCTTATCTGCGGGTATCTATATACCCTATATTATAAGTAATCGTTTAAGATTACGTTTGCCAAGGAATCCGCATCTCTGGACTGGTCAAAAGATTTCCTAGCGGAAGCTGAACGGGCGGCAGCGGGTTTGGGCTTTGCCGGTGCAGATGTAGGCGCAGATGGTTGGGCGGGTGCTTTGGCCTTGGGTTTGGCCGAATTGCTTTTCGGATTGCTCACCATTTCCCGGTAAGCCTGCAAACCCAACTGGTAAATACTAACATCCGCTTTCCACGTTGGGTGGCTCCGAATCTCTGGCCGGTTTTTCAAGATTTCCTGTGCCTCTTGATAACCCACGGAACTCCGGTCTTTCCAGTAAGTAAAAACCTGTTCCACTTGGTCATTCACTTGAGACTCTTCCTGCAAGTATTTCAGCCTTTCTGGGAGATGTTTCTTGATAGATTTGCGGGCATTGCGCTTTATGTTTCGCACATCATCCGCCGAATATTCAATGTCGTCGTCGCCACTCTTTTCAATAATCGCCCCATCTGGGTTATCCTCACACCACTCCAAGATTTCATCCGCTTTTTCCATTTCCTTTTCCACCGCCCTTCGCGATGTCAAATTACTATACGGATTCGAGCTTGGTATGTTGGCCAGTTCGGGCAATTCCTCCTTGGACTCCAACTGCTCCCGCAGGCTTTTAACCTCCGACTCCAGATCATCCACCCTGCCTTCCGCTTCCCTACGTTTGGCAGTCAACTTGTCGATTCTCTTCAACAACCCCTTTTGGGGGCTGGGAGAATCCACGGTGTCGTCTGCCGCCTGTTCAGCTTCCGCAGAATCTTCTGATTCAGTTTGAGAAAGAACTTCCTCGGCTTCTCCTTCCTCCGGTTGTTCGTCACTCGACGACCCATCGGGAGGAGACTCCTCACTCTCCGCGTTTTCCGCCGGTTCTTCGGCGTCCGGTGCTGGTTCCGGTTCGGGGGTCAACAACCTTTCCAGTTGCCCCGCCAACCCATCAACGTCAGTCGCCTGACTAGGGTCTACCTCGTTGATAGCTTCCGTCGATTCTGGAGTGCTATCTCCTCCAGCTACTTCGTTTTCACTCATGCTATTTTATAGCCCGGCAAGTGGGCTGGCAGCGGATTTTTTTAGAAGCCCGCAGAACTTCTCGTTCGCTATAGACGCAGAAAACCCCCGGTCGTCAAAAAGAATAAGGACGAACGCGGGGGGTGTGGGGGGTTGCGGTGGGTTTTGTCTGGTTTTTAATTCATGTTATTGAGTGCGGTTTCCCGTAAATGAACCAAATGCGATTTGAAATCGGTCAGTCCAGCGGCTCTCCCGCACTGGTGAATCCGCTCCTCACCCTGCGTTTCTCCAGCGATTGCCTGCGAAGTTTCCACCTCCACGGCCGCCCCCATATTGTCAAGAATCGCGTCCCACAAAACGCTGTTCTCAAACTGAAAAGGTGCTAGGTTCTGGTTCATGTTACCTGATTAACTCCTATGCGGCCGATCTGTGCATTTTGCTGCTGCATGACAGACATTTGCAGATTCTTGGAATAGTTCTCAAACAACTGCGCGAACAATTCGTCACCCTGCAACGCGGACTGTGCCTTCGGGTTGCGCCCAACAATTTCCTGCGCGTACTGCATCTTGGTCTGCGCCGCCGGATCGTTCTCCACATACTGCGGCTCCATTCCCAACATCATCCCCCCAACGTCGGCCTTCACATCCTCATACATTTTCTGGGAGGCCGTGGTCTGGTCAATAACCAGTTCCTCCGCAATGTCCGGCGAAATTGAACGGGTAATCATCTCAACCAACTTGTTACGATCCAGAACACCCCCAACGTCCTGCGGTACGACATATTGTGCGATACTGGACAACTTGGTGTTCACATAATCCGTGTCCAATTCGCGAACGTCAAACTTCAGCACAAAATCGAACTGGCGCATATCACTCTCCAGCGGGAGGCCCGTCCCGGTAATGCGCTGAATTTCTTCCGGCGACAAATACTGGAGACTTAACGCAAACATCTGCTGGTACGCCTCCGTCCATGTGGTCAACCAGTTGTTTACCAACCTCTGCTGCTTCAACTGGGTCTGCGTGGCCGGAATCGCGGGGTTCGCCCGCCCAAAATATTCATCCGCCTGCTTCGTCACTATGTCGATCAGGTTCAGCGCAGTGTTCGGGGTTCGGGCGGGCGGGTTCATAAACTCATACTCGCCCGGCTTGGTC